TATATTCAAATGTATGTCCAGAAGCACGAATAATAGATGGTCTTCTAAATTCAATAGGAATTGGTTTTATTTTCTTAACCAGTGATCCACTTAAGTGATCTTGCTTTATAGTACCTAATGCTCCTCGTACAACACCAATTTCATTCAATCCACTACCAGATAATTCTGATGTAGTGACTCTCATGATCTCACCATCTACATCAATATAAGTTCCTAATGGGAATCTTATTGCGGTTCCAATACCTGCGTTTGGTACTTGAACTTTCATTATTGATCCAGTGGTCAAATCATCTACAAGATTTAATGTTTCGTTATTGTAGAATGATAATCCTCTAGTTCCTAAGTTTTCTCCATTAACACCAGATGTTGCATTTGCAGCACTCATACCATGACGTAAGACAAACGCACCATTTAAATTAGCATTTGTTTTAGCAGAGAATGTCTTAATACCAACTCTTTCTTTGACTGTAAAGTCACCCAAATTATTATTTGAACTATCAATAATCTTAAATGGACTACCAATTACAAGTCCATGTGCTGATGAACATGTAAATGTGGATACTCCACTTACAGATTCAAAATCATCTGAAGAAATTGCAACAGCGGGTCCTACATTAAGTGTAAATTGACCTGCTAAGAATGATGTATCTCCACCAGTTTTTGCAATTGAAACTGTTTTAGTAGATGGAACAGATGAAATTCTAAAATAACCATCAGTTAATGTTCCTATACCTGTAATCTGTAGAACATCCCCTACATTAGATGATATACCGTCCGAAGTAAATGTTGCTGCTGCTCCAATAGAAGGAGAACCTATAAAGGTAGGATCAAATTCTAATTTCTCTGCACCATATCCAGATCCACCATCAATAACATCAAAATTGGTTATAGAACCACCAGATATAACAACTTTTGCAGTTGCTCCATCCCAAGTTGTAGTTCCTGTATTGAATAACTTGACGTTTTGATATGTTCCGTTTGTATATCCTGTTCCACCAGTAAAGTCACTATAAGTTACAATACCACTTAAACCATGTTCTCTGTCAAATGTTAATGTTGAAACTCCAGTGGTGGAATCAATACTTGTAATTTTTAAACCTTCACCAAAATCTTGCAATAATTTATCACTTGCTTCTCTAGTAATACTATTTTTAAGACTATTAGTGACTACATCTCCTATCGGAGTTCTACGGGCAAATGATACTGACGCAGGTGGGTTATCATTTTCATTGTCTTTATCCTGCTGTGGATATAGATCTGCAACATTTTGACTATATTTCTGTTCTGTAAATTCAGTGTTGATTGCATTGTCTGCCTTTAATACAAACAAATGATATATTCCATCTTGAACATCTTTAATATATTCACTAATTAATTCGCTTCGATAGATGTATAGATTTGATTGTAAATCATTTCTTTGGAATCTTGGTAAATTAATTGTTCTGTCAGAGGTATCATTTGTGAACCCACCTACATTATGTAAATTACCATCTGTATCTGTAGTTGAATATTTAAACTCTTTATCATTAACAATATCTGTAATTATAAATGTTCCATTATATCCAGAATTACCAACACCAGTAGTGTTATTAGTACTCTTTACATTTAAAATATTAACTTTATCAGATACATTTAAATTATGTGGTAATTCTGTTCTTGCAGTGACACTACCAGAGGAGACTGAACATGTACTAATGAATCTTGGATTACGATTGAAGAATACATCACTCGCATCTATATTTCTTAATGAAAAATCAGTGCTTGCTCTAACTCCTGTTGTGCTTGATTCTTGAATAACAAATCCATCATTAGGATCCTTCGCATTTGCAGATTCTTTAGGAACCACAACACGTACCGTATATACTCTTTCATCTAAGGATCTTGGATCTACAACCCTAGAAATTGTTGTTACATTTGTTTTCTCTGTTAATCCTGTAATTCCCTGAGTTGACATTTCTGTATAAATGTCATTTGTTTGAGGAACATGAATGAACCAATTTTTGTTTATAGTATCAAATTGTATTGGTGATCCAATATCACCTGATGATTTATCAGATACTCTACTTTCTATGAATAATTTTGTTCCACCAAAAACTGTAATTGGAATATTATTTTGTGCATTAGTAACTGATGATGCTAATTTTATTTCTGTGCTTGATATTCTGATCGCAAAATATGCTGTATTTGTGTCTAAATTTTCAGGTAAATCTCCATCATCACTAAACATTCTAACTTTTTCACCAGTCTGAATTGTGTGAGTTCCGATGTTAAAAATATTAGATGATGCTGTATCATTTGAAATAAAAGTAGGACCAGACTGAACTCTAAAAACTTTTTGACTAATACTTGATCCAGTAACCGCTGTTGATCCTGTACTAACAACACTATCAGTCATGTTGATAGAAGCAGATTTAATTGTCCCTCCTAAATTTACAGAAAGTAAATCGTTTTGTTTAGCACCGACTCGATAACCTTGAATGATAACAGGTGGTTTATCATCAAAGTCATTAAATCCAAATAGATATAAATGACTCGAAATACCAACAGAAGTAGTAAGACCAACATCAAGTCTTTGCCAATCAACATTGACTGGTTCTTCAACAATAGATTTTGGTTTTATTATATTACTTATGAAAGCTGTATCATCTTTACTAAATGCAGTTTTCTTAAATCCGTCAGACGTAAGTGCAATCTGACCAAAGTTAGAGTTAGAGTTAGTAACTGATGCATCACTACCTGTTTCTGCACTAAAATGTTTATTATATCCAATCGCAAACACTGATACAATCTGCATAATTGCATCATTCTTCATTGCAATATGAGTTGTTTGCCAACCAGTACGATATACAGCATCACTATCTAAATGATAAACTGTAGATGGGTCTAAGGATGAAGATTCTTTTGAAAGAGAAGCACCTTTAGCTAAAGATATTGTTATACCTTCATATGCCCTTGAAGTGTCATTATATTTTACAAATGCTCTATCATCTTTTTGTAGAGAGATACCAGTAAACTGAGCAACAACAATACTTCTAAATCCACTTGCTTTTGCACCATCAGCAAGAACACCATTCATACCAAACACAGAACGTAGTGAAACGTTAAAGATATATGGAGATGCACCTGTTACAGTGTCGGTTTCAATTGTAATTGTTGCAGATGAAACTGATTGTGGTGTTGCTAATAAATTAGGTCTTACAAATGGTAATAAGTATGTAAATTGTGTGCTTGTTAGAACACTAGCAACTTTTGTTGATACGTTGTAATCAGGAACGGAAACACCTTTAACTTTAATTGGAGTTCCACTACTTAATCCATGTGGTGTAGTTGTAGTAACCGTAATAACGTTTCCTGGTGTTGAACCATCTCCAGATATAAGAGTAGAAATACTAAGAGGATCTGAAGCAAACGCACCAACAATCTCAAACTCAGGTCTTTGTGGTGCAAATCCCTCTGGAGATGTAGGATATTTTTGATCTATATCTTTTGTAGATGCAATATTAAATGCATTTGATAATTTAGCATAGAAAATTTCTAAGTCTGTTAATCCAAATCTATTATCAATAGTTACACCATCAGCATACTCAAAACAAGTAAGTTTATGGTGAGAAAAACTTGGAGTTGACTGATTATTTGCAGAAAAGTCAATTGGGTCAGTATATGCTAATTTGTTTTCATCAGCATCAAAAATTGAAAACTGCCAAAAGTAACATGTACCTGTAATTCTGAATAGAGCTGAAGAGGGTGCTGTTAAATCAGTTGGATTAGGAACATATTTTGGTTTTATCTTTGTCTTTCTTAAATCTAATCCAACAATGGAAGTACCACGAGGAACAATTATACCACCATTAATACTATTAAATTTATATAAAATATTATCTTCTTGTGCTAAATCAAAATTTGACGACAAATTAAGAGTAAGAGTTGTGCTAGCGTTAGTTTCTCCTCCCGATGGAGATACTGCTTTTGCTACTCCACCTACACTTTTAATTGCAAAACCAGGTCTATTATCTACTTCATGATCACCAGGATACAATAATATTGTTGTTCTTTCAATTAAATCGTTATTTTTACCTTTAACATATGAAAATCTAGCAGACTCTAGTAAAGCCCTTTGAATTGTTTTAAATGGTTGTGCTAGTGAATTACCTTGATTCGTGATCGCATCAGTAGAATCAATGTCATTTGGATTCACATAAAGAATACGACCTTCAGTATTCTTTATAAAATTCTCTAGTTTATTAAGAGGCATCGCTTTATTTTTTTACAAAATATTCCTATGATCTATTTAGTTAGGTAGATTCTTCCTGTTCGTAGAGATACTCTAAGTCATCAGGTAAAAGTTCTGGATTTTCCAACTCAACTGGAAAATATAGAGGGTGTAATTCTTCTAACATCAAATACCCATATGCTTTATACATGTACTCTGGGTCATAACAAGGGTTTTCGTCTGCTACACTACAGAGTTCTTCATCCCATGTGTGTCCAAATGGCAATTCATCAAAAGTAAATGGTAAACCATTGATGAAAAACATCTTTACGATGATTTTACTGTCATCATACCAGCAAAATTTAGTAGAGAGTTTGTACACAGATTTTAAGCAGGATACATTATTTAGCCTGCGTCATCATTCTCAATTGTATGGATGCGTATCATTTCATCATCCATATCATCCTCTATTTTCTTTACTGCCTGACGAATATCATCATGCAATCTTTCCATAGGACTTTTTTCTTTGTCCATTTTACTTTTTAAAACCATAATATTTATGATCTAATACTATCGTATTTAATTAATTCAATTGGAAGTGTATCATTACAAACTTTGAGGACTCTCATGAACTGATCAACGTCTTCACAAGTTAATTTTTTTTCACGACCCTCATCACTTAGTACAAGAAAGGATCTAGCACAGATGTCCACAACGACACCAACCACTGAATCATCTAACATACAAAAAATACTTGCAAAACTCATTATAGGTTATATATCTAGTTGTGTCAACTACATTATACAATTCATTGCACCAATAGTATTTGTTGCTAACCAACCTGTTGCAATGTATTTTTTATTCAATGGTGGATTACCTCGATGTAAATGAGTAAATGAACCAGGAAAAATAGCAACTCTCCCCTCTACTGGTTTAATTCTTTGCCTCTGATACAAAAACTCTGTTTCACCCTGTTCTACATCATTAAAATAAACAGACCAGACCAAAGTTCTAGATGCGTTTATAAGTTCACTATTTTCTGAATGAAACACATGATAACCATGAGTAGGAATAGTTTTTTGTAACAAACATCCACTACTATGAAAATTCCATTCTTTTAAAAATGGATACCAATCTACATATTCTTGCAAACATAGTGTAACAGCATCTAATATGTGTTTTGCTGGCACACTATCAAATGCTTCCAAATTTAATTGTTGATCTTGAACATGAAAATTATCTCTATTATTAATATGTGTAGATGAATCCATAAGATTAATGATATGTTCACAAAAATCTTTTTTTATCACGTTGTCCCATACTCCTATAAAGTCTTGATTTAAAAAGACCTCTGGATTATTTAATTTATTTGTATACATGATTAAGTTTTTATAATATAAGCAAGTGCATAATAAGGAGGAAGAATATCAATATCATCTCCACTCCCTGTGGTTGAAGTTCTACCAGAAACAGCAGCACTATTTGTACTAGCTAAGTTGTATCCCTCGTAGATATTACTTGCACCAGTTCCTCTTCTTATTTGATTATTTGCATTAACAGATGAGTTATTTCTGCTTGCTCCACCTAGAGAATTAGATACAGCAAAATGCCGATGGGATGGCATTTGATTTTGAGATATAGTTATTTTACCAGTTGTCTCACCACCAGTTGCACCAGGTGGAAGATTATTCCATGCAGTATTAGCACCATCACTATGAGCACCTACAACAAATCTATTTCTTAAATCAGGAATAGAAGTTCCATTTGTTGTGGTTCCACTGCCATTACATAGTTGCCATCCAGTTGGAATATTTGCGACTGAACCAGCCCACATCAAAATCATTCCCTCTAAAAATCCACCAGTCGTACCACTTATGTCACCAACTATATTACCTACGGTTAAAGTATTTGTGCTTGGATTATATTTTATACCTGCGTCAACACGAATTGGGTTATTACCACTACTTAATTCAACAAAAGTAACGAATTGATCGGAATTACTTGCATTTACATTTGTTCCAACATTAATCGCATTCAACACACTCGTAGTGTTTGCAGCAATCCAATCAACACCACTACCAGTGGATTGAAGTATCATACCAGAAGAACCAGTCTCTTCATTAACATCATACAGAGCACCATTAAGATAAAGTGCTGATCCGACAGTTGCAATACCTGTAACATTTGCATTTCGACAAGTTATTTCATCAAGATTGATATCTCCTGTAAAATTAACATTTCCTGTAAATGATGAGATGCCAGTAACATTCAAAGAATTAAGTGCAATGTCCTCTGAACCAAAGTCATAATTAAGTTTACCATATATGTAAACGTTTTCAAAACCAGAATCACCTACCGTATTCTGATCAAATATACTTAAATCTGGTTGTTTCATTAACCTATTTGACTCCCTACTTGACTACCAATTTGAGCTCCGACGGGACCTCCAACAGCACCTCCGACAAGACCACCAGCTATTCCACCAATACCCCCACTAGAAAATGGAGTTAATGATCTTGCAAATGATAATGTGGTCGCACAAGTTTTTAAAACTTTACACATATTACCTCGTTTAGGTGAACCGAGGTCAACTCTAGTAGAGGTAACTTGAAAATTTTGTGTTTTTCCTTTTTGAACATGACCAATTTGAATACTATTTGCTTGTAAAACTAACTCATTAGTTGCATCTAAAACTATGTTTTGTCCCTTAACTCTGATCCATCCTTTCTCTGCATTGACTGCAATGTCTCCCATGTGTGCCATTGCAAATAAACTAACTGAGTCAGGTTTATTTTTAAATCCAGTTTGAATTTCTAAAGTGCTTTCGGCATTAATTGATGACACACCATTTTCATATAGTGCTTGTTGATATACAACACCATCGTTAGTTGTTGAGTATATTTGATATTTTAATTGTCCAGCAACACCAACCGATCCATTTGTTTCAATTAAAAAATTAGGTCCGAATACGTCTAAGACTCTATTTTCACTAGCCATTAGTAACCTCCTCCATATCCACCTCCACCTCCGCTAGGTGGTGATGATGGTGGTGGTGAGTAACCACTTCCACCAGATGTATCTACGTTAGTCTCTTGAACAGTTTCTACAGGATCACTATAAAGATCAACGTTTTCAGTTGTTTCTGTTGATTGTGATGTTTCTGTCGATTCACTTTCTTGAACTAATTCTTGTATTGATCGAAGATTTACTCTTGTTGATCCAATATTTGTACCAACTGATCCACCAGTTCTCAAACTTTCTTGGGGAGTACCATATATTATAGCATGAGGTGCTGTTGTATGTGCAGCTCCAACCATCTTTGCACCCGTTGTTGGGTGAACATGAAATGGTCCTGAATATGGTTTTCCGTTTACATATCCTACAATTTCACCTTTAGGTAAAATACAATCAATGGATTGTTGAGAGAGTGTAACTCGTGGTCGTTTTGTCATTATAGGTTTCAACCTTGCACCACTTCCTGTTTTAGTAGCAACTTTTAATACTGGTAAAGTACGATATGGTGCATTATTTGGATTTACTTTCTTAATAACACCATCTTCAATTGTCAAATCAAATCCATCAATTGTATCAGTTGGATCATAACCAGATCCACCATCATCAATAATAACTTTGTCAACGAAAGAATCCTGTTCTTCGTCTGATGGATAATTTTCTCCAGGTGATGTGATTATTATATCAATTAATTGTCCAAATTTTGGAGAATTAGGATCTTTATCAATTACTGCTCTTCCATATGCACCATAACCTCTGTCGCAATTATCTACAAATGAAACTATTGGTTCTTCAGTATAACCTTCACCAGGATATGTTATGTCTACACCTATAATACTTGCACTCTTTAGAACATCTCTTCCATCAAAGGGTCCTTCAAAATTAGTTCCAAGTTCTTGATTTATACCATCAACATCTTGTATTTCTTCAACAAAGTTTTCAATAAAGTTTCCTAAAATAATATCACCTGCTGCACCCTCACCATTTCCACCAAATATTTCAACTCTTGGAGGTCCACACTCAAAAACATTACCAGTGTTACACTCTAGTGGATCACGATCATCACCTTCTTCTGATCCAAAAATACCCCATGTACCTATATCATTTTCAAAATCACTCAATCCATCATTTAAATCTTTAACCGCAGAGGTTCCTTTATCTATAGCTTTACTGAACATTGATGATTGTTGTTCTTCTGAGAATGGTTTTTTAACTCCTTGCAATAAATCATATTTACTTGTACCTGGACATCTTCCTTTTCCACCATCTACACATTTTAAGACATTACCAACAACACTTAAGTAATTTCCACCCAATCCTGCAACTATTCTATTCTTTAAATCAAATCCCTGTCCAATAAGACTGAATAAATTGTTAATTGGATTAATTAAAGGTCCTACAATAGAATCAATTACATTTGTTATTTTATTAGTTATAGCACCAACAAAATCTTCAACTGCACATACAACAGGATTAACAAATCCTTTCTTCACAGCATTAATTAACATATCCTCTACAGTTTTAAACATTGCTTTTGCAACCGTAGATACTAAACAATCAAATGTATTGAATAATCTTTGTATTGGATTCAATGCACCATTATTAAATGCCTTCGTTTGAGCAAGAGCAGCTAATGGATTCAATGGATATAATGCAAAAAAGAATGATTGCACTGCTGCTAAACCATCTTGAACAAATCCTATCAATTTATCATTTAAAAATTCAGTGATCTGACCTGCCATTCCTTTAACTATGTCAGAAACAACGTCAGCAGTTTTTCGTATTTCATCTGTAAAGTCATTTGCACTATTAACTGCACCAGAAATTTTACCAAAAAAGTTATCAAGCACACCACTTAACTCTGAGACAAAGGAATTGCCACAGGTTGAAGGGAGAACTATGTATTGTGTTTGTGAAGTAGTCATATTAATATTTATGGATCATACTGATAATAATCTTCAGAGTTAAAATCTTCCCCTGCTTTTTTATTCATCTCTTCAATTGCTTGTTGTTTTATAGTTTCGATAGGTAAACCAGATTTTGTATCATACTCTACACCCCCAACAACATATGTTGAAGTATCTAAATCTTCTTGAGCTTGTATCAATTTCATTTCATTTATTTTCACCTTTGCTGTTTCAGGGTCTATAATAGATTGTTTAACCGCTTGTGGCATTGCATCAATATAAATCTGAGGATCTGTAACTCCAGTTTTTGCCTCTATCTCTAAATTATCCAAAATATCTCTTGTGAGATTATTTTGACCAGGCACATATTCTAAAGTTGAATTTGATTTTTTCGGAGTTAGTTTTTTATTTGAATTACTTATGACACCAGTTTCTACATTCGGATCAATACCTATTTCATTTAATTTATCAACAGCAGTTTTTCTCTTTGATTTATCAATTTCAATTGGTTTTCCACCTGGCGTTGCAGGTCCTAATTGTTCATTGAACTCTCCACTTAATGTTCCATTTTTTGATAATTCACCATAAAAACCACTAAGTGTTCCAAACTTTTTATTTGATATAACAGTTTGCCTTGTTCTTGCTTCTACACCAATTATAGTTGTTGGAATGTGTGGACCTTTGATTCCATAAACTGTGTCACCTTGACTTATTCTAACTGATCTTAATTTATATGCTGCTCCTGATCCAGCAGTTGTTGGTAATAAAACTACAGCATAACTCAATTCTTCATCTTTAACTTGATCATTATCTGAATTTTCACCCATAATACGAACTTTATATCTCCAACCCAATCCATTCTCAATTTGATCTTTTTGAGATTCATATCCAACAACAACACCAACCCAGAAATCTATGCGAGATTTAATTTCTGAGTTATTGCTTGGATTTGAATTTGGAGTTGGTGTATTATTCATTTGTGACTTGTATATAACTCCCTTGTGTCACGAAGAAGTGTCAATGATGTATAAGAATTTGTTGCGGTAAAAGAGTGGCATAAATGACATATAAGATAGTAACCACTTCTTAAATTATTATATATCTGATCAGTTTTATTTCCTTGAGTAATATTTTCGAGATATAATTTTATGACTTGTCCTACTTTTAATTTAACATTACATGGAACTTGTATATCAACTATCTGTGAGTGAAGCAAAGAATATCTCATATTTGCTTGAGGTTCATAATTAGCAGGACTATTTAATATAACATCACTCACACCAGAATCGTCAGCACCAGGATTTATATGATAGGAGTAAGATTTTAAATATACCTCATTTTTAACTGGTTTTTCCTGTTTCTCACCCAAATTTGTATTGCTCAATAAGTTCTTAATCTCTTCCTTATATTCTCCAGTTAGTGTATTTTTAGTTATGATACGAACATTATACAATCCATTTCTCAATGCTGCGAGTTGATCTTCATCTCTTCTGACACTAGGTGCCATTAAAACTTTAAAATCATTTCCATTCTCTTCATCAAGATTAGCACTAAGTGCTCCGAAATAGTAATACGTATGTTGTTCTGCATATTTATCATTAGTAAATTGATCTATCCCATCTTTTATTAATCCATCAATTGATTTAAAATTATATCCATCTTGATTTTCATAAAAGAAAAAACCAGGATCACCATCAACCGCTATTGATTTTTTACATAATTTTTGTATTACATCTAATGGTGGTTGATGATTTCCTTTAACCTTATCTTGATTTTGAGTCTTCTCAATATCTATTTTATTCTCAGATATCCTTAGTTCATCTTTTAAAATTTTTGTAACAATTTCACTTATTGGTGCTTCTGGATATACTTTAGATAATGGTTGTGAACTACTTGTAAATTGAGTTTTAGATGCTAATTGAAGCATAATTGTTTGTTTTTGTGAATCATCTATATTACCAGGACTTCCTGTAACAATAAGTGGGTAATTTGTAAAATCTAACTCTCCCTGCTTTGTCGTAACTAAAAATGAAACTTCTTCAAATCCTGTTATCTTCATAGCATCTTTAATAGTTCCAAGGACTCCAGTTTTATCATTAGCGACTGATCCACCAACATCCTCTAGGACTAGAGTTCCTGTTACCATCGGAGAATATAAACTCTCATAATATCTAAAACCAAAAATTTTACCTTTAATAGTAGTTTCCACTCCCGTTTTAGGTTTTTTGATATTAAAAATAGTATAATGGGATGGTCCTGCTGCTGACATATTAATCCTTTAGAATAGTATTTGTTCTGGTGTAAATAAACGTTTCTTTATTCGTTTCATCATCATTGTACTGACTGAAATCAAACATAGGAGTGTCTATCCCTTCATAGTCAAAGGGTATAACATTTTCACCAAAGTCAAATGAACTTTTATCAAATTGAAATTTATCTAAATCAGTTAACCCAAGATTCTCAAAAAAAGTAGAAGATATTTTATTATCATCTTTCGTAGTTATCGTGTAAGTCCCATCGTCATTCTGTTTTAAGTTGAAGTTTTCATCTGTAAATCCATATTTTTCAAGTTGTTCTTTTTCTGCATCTATTGATAAATTTTGTGAACCTTGAAGTAGATTATCAAATTTTTCTTTTAAGTTAACAGCAAATTTATTTAATTCTTTAAATTTTTCACCTAAATTTTTAAGAGTTTGCGTAACTTTTTCAATATCCTTAATTCTTTCATCTTTAAATGCCACAAATTGATCATATTTTTCTCCAAGAAAATTACCTGTCATCTGCAATCCTTTGAAAATATTTTGAAAAAAGTTTTTTATATTTTCAATTCCTTCTTTAATACTTTTAAATATATCTCCACTTAAAAATCCAGATATTAATTTTTTTATTTTATCGAAATTTTTTAATATTAAAAACATCGCAAACAATCCTAAAGCATTACCAAGTTTTGTTTTTTTATCTTTAGGGATTACATTACCGATTGCTGCTCCAACTCCAGTAATTAATCTACCAGTAGCTCTCGAAGACTCTAGTAGTTTTTCTTTTAATCTAGTTTTCTTCTTTTCTTTTGATATTCTTTCTATAGTATTACTTTTAATACGAACCTTTTTTATTTTTTTTCGATTACCAATAACTATATTTCTAATATTAAGGAGATTTTGTTTGAGTTCTAATGCCTGTTCTTCCATATTACTAACCTGTGTATATTGTGTCACTGAATCCACTTAATATTGGAAATTCACTAAGATACTTATTATAACTATCAGTTGATGGTACATAAGCAACTTGTGTTGCATTAATTCCATTAGGTGTTTCAAATATTTTTTGTTTCCTCAAATCTGTTATTTCACCTGGCAATTCAACTATAGTTACGTTACCATCTTTTTTGTTTTCTTTTTTTAGATTATTATTTTTTTGATTAATTAATTGCTTATTAATATCCCGATTAAACATAAAATTATTAAATGAATTACCACCAATATCACCATCTATATTTGTGGTGGTTGGAAAACCATATCCTTCTAAGATATTGTCACCATTTACATTTTTTAATCCTGTTTTTTCAGTAAGAATTCTTGCAGTTCCTTCATCCAACCCATCTTCCTTTAATTGTTCTACTGATGATTCAGCAGCATCAACTTTTGCATCAAAAACTTTTTTACCTATTTTAGATAGTGCAAAAAAAGTAAATAGAAGTCCAAGTCCTGCAATAACAACTGGGTTTGACATTATTGCAAGGAAACTACTTCCAATCGCAAGCACACTTGCCAATGTGGATACTAATTTAAGTCCAAGAAGAACACCACCTACAACTAATATGCTTTTCATATTTTTTGTTAGAGTGTCAAAAACAACATCTAAAGTTTCTTTTACCTGTTTAAATCTTTTTTGATTTTGTTCAGAACCAAAAAAGTTGCTTATATTATCTTTATTGTTAATTAATGTTTTTATTAAAGTAAGTCCACCAAATAATAATAAAATTTTACCAATTGCATTAAATAATCCATCTAAAGGTGTTTTTATTTTCTTCGTTGATTTAACAATTCTTTTTTCTGTTTTTTGTGTCTCTAATTCCTCTTCAGCATTTTGTCTTCTTAATTCTAATTTTTCACTTCTGCTTTTTTGTAGTAAAAATTTTTCTCTCTGCTCTCTTGACTGAAAATCTTCTTGTAATTTGATAGCAATATCAGCTAATATAAGATTAGATTCAGATAATGTTTCTTGAATTGAATTCTTCTCAGGTGTAATCTTTTTCCCTATATCACTTCTACTATTTCTAATAACATTAGATAATATTGTAATTTTCCTACTATTATTGGCGACTTGTTGCTGCAGATCACCACTTCCAATCTTGAAGGTATTTCTATTAATCTTTGGTGTGCTTACTGTATCAGGTTCCACGTTGTTGTGCCTTTAGGTTTTCCTCTTCAATATATTCTTTAAGTAAAGAGATATAAATTTCTCTTTCCCAAGGGATCATGTTTTCAATCTCAGTTAATGAATATTTATGATGCTGAATCAGGGCAAAGTTTACTTTATAGTATGACTCTAGATTCGTGTGAGCCATACCTAGTTGAAAAAAGCTGCCAATCCCTCCAAAATCACATCAGATTCAACTCCAGTTTTTGGATTTTTAATTTTTACCTTGTGACTTAATTTGGGCATAGTAGTAAAAAAGTTTTCAATTAATTTGAATTGTTTACTATTCAATTGTTCAACAAACTCTTGAAGTTCTTTTTTGGATGAGTCTACACCACTCCAACTTTCCTCTTCAGTATAAATGGTATCAATACAGGAAACTATCATATCAAGGGTTGTTTTAATGTCATCACCCTGTGTACTACTATCAAAATTTGCTTCAATAAATTGATCCATTGAAGGATATCTCATTTTCATTGATAATGTATCGTCAATTTTGATTGTATCTTTATGAGTTTTATCCTTTTTAATTTTAATATCATCAAGATCTATAGTCATTTGCACCGATGTTTTTTGGTCATCAGGGCAAGTAATGTTGACATCAATCGTTTCACCAACAGATTTAGATCTCACATTTAAAAACAGATATTCAATGTCAAAAGTTGACATTTTTTGAATTTTTGTTCCTCTGGTTAAAATACAATTATTTAATATTTCAATAACTGCATTAGTAATTTGTTTCACATCCTCTGTTTCAAGTGCCATGATGAGAATTTTTTCTTCTCTGACAAGAAATGGACGATATTTGATTTTTCTTCCAGATGATGGTAATACCAACTCATAAGTTGGAGTATTAACTTTTGGTAAAGGCATAATGAATATTCAACTCAGTAAAATTATTTATATGGGTTTTCTAACCGTTTACTATATAGCGGTCAAAATTGAATGAAACAGAAACTTTAAGGATATCTGCAGATCCATAGGTAACAGGAACAGAAGACATGCTTTTAGGAAAAACGTTTACAAACTGATACCTCAAAGTTCTTTTAAAATTTTTTTCAAACTTGTTTATATACATTGTATCACATTTATATGAATCTGGGTACCTCATTCTTCTATAAAATGCACGATCATTTTGACGAGTATCAGAATTTGCACCACTTGAAATATATTCCATCCACCCTTCAAATATTTTAAGTAGATTATAATCCTCATCAACATAAAATGAAAAATCAAGATCATTGTAAATTCTTGTATGTGCAAACTGCTGTGGCACTCCCATAAAATTATCTCTAACATCTGCTGTTGCATAAGCAGTTGTAGGTAATGATGCTGAATTACATAGTATACCTGCTCTTCTTGATAAAAAAGTTCTTATATCCTTTACCTTCATATATTTTCTTAAATAAGTCTCTACAGAAGGTCTTAATGAGGAAAAAGTCACAAGAAAATGATTAGTTTGTGCTAAAGGACCTATTATATTCTTCGCAATCGACATGTTATAAGGTTTTATTGTTGTTTCTGCCACTCTAAATAAGTATGATTGTTATTTCTATTTATGTCATATAAAGGAAAATATTATCCTTCTTACCCTCGAAAGTATAAAGGCGATCCTACAAACATCATTTATAGGTCACTTTGGGAGAGAAAATTCATGGTGTATTGTGATAAAAATGAGAAAATACTTGAATGGGGAAGTGAGGAGATTGCATTACCATATCGTTCTCCTGTTGATAATAAGGTTCATAGATACTTTCCTGACTTCTATATCAAGGTTCAAGAGAATACAGGTAAGATAAAAAGATACTTAATTGAAGTTAAACCACTTAAACAAACAACAAAACCAAAA